TGGTAACCTAATGTAAAATTTTTCAAACACACACTAATGAAATGGTCACACAATCGTATGTGTCACTGATTTTTGAAAATAATTTTTTTTTGTGTTCGTGGAAGGATGATCACGATTGAGGTGACCTCGAATCATCCTCAACTGGTAACCTAATGTAAAATTTTTCGAACACACACTAATGAAAGTGTCACGCAATCGTATGTGTCACTGATTTTTAAAAATAATTTTTTTTGTGATCACGATTGAGGTGACCTCGAATCATCCTCAACTGGTAACCTAATGTAAAATTTTTCGAACACACACTAATGAAAGTGTCACACAAACGTATGTGTCACTGTTTTCTAAAAATAATTTTTTTTGTGTTCGTGGAGAGATGATCACGATTGAGGTGACCCCCAATCATCATCAACTGGTAACCTAACCTAAAATTTTTAAGATACACACTAATGAAAGTGTCACGCAATCGTATGTGTCACGGATTTTTAAAAATAATTTTTTTTTGTGATCACGATTGAGGTGACCCTGAAACATGATGAACTGGTAACCTAACCTAAAATTTTTAAGATACACACTAATGAAAGTGTCACGCAATCGTATGTGTCACGGATTTTTAAAAATAATTTTTTTGTGATCACGATTGAGGTGACCCCCAATCATCATCAACTCACACAAACGTATGTGTCACGGATTTTTAAAAATAATTTTTTTGTGAACATCATCCTAAAACTTTTCCAACACACGGATTTTTAAAAACGAAACCTTAAAAGGAATATACGCTTACATACTAATGTACGTACGTGAGTGGGCGCAAACCGTCTACGACGCCCTCGGTCCGGGGTACAACGAGTGCGTCTACCACAAGGCGATGGAAGTTCTTCTACGAAAACAAGGTGTACAATACGAGAGTGAACGCATTGTACCCATTGTGTTTGAAGGACACACGATAGGCAACGTGAGGAGCGACATCATCGTCGACGGTGAAGTGGTCTTAGAATTTAAATCTGTTCGGGCGTTGACGGACGCCGCGGCGCTTCAGACGCATAACTATCTTCGTCTGACTGGTCTGTCCCTTGGCTATCTGATAAACTTTGGTCATCAGAAGCTTGAAGTTGTGAAAATAGAAGCATCATCGGAAACGCCCGCGCCATGACGTCGTAGCTTTGTTGTGATTCTCGCTTGTACCGTTCGGGGTCTTTGAGACCTTCCTCGAGGATGTGTTTCGCGCGGTCGAGGTGGAAGATGACTTCTTTAACACAAAAGTCCATTATTACAATAATACATGCAGTTCTTTAAACTTACACCGTCGGTATGTATTCCCAACGAAGGTCGTGGCATATGCTTTTCCATATGACATCTTGTTGATACAACTTCTCCTTGGATTTCAACAGGGGAAAGTACTGAAGGTACTCGTCCTCCGAGAGCAACTGACAAAACTTATAGAGGACGTAGCTATAGGACAGAAAGTTTTTGCGGTCTTTCGGACAATTGTCGTCGAATGGTTTTTGTATCTGTATGAACATCATGCGCAAGCGCTCTTCGAGCACCTGTGGCATCCTCGGCGGCCTGATGCCGTTCAATAGATTCGTGATGTACGGGGTGTGTTCGTAGTACTTGTTATATTTCAGTTTCTTCAACAACCCCCTGACCTTGGTGTGTGTGATGTCGCTCATCTTTTTGATTTTCATCTTTTTCAGTTCCCCTCTGAGTTGTTCGACGACGTCGTCGGGAATGGTCGTGCTCTCTTGCGCCTGGAACTGCGACAGCCATTCGTTGAAGTGGTTCTCCCTCTTATAGCTGTAATTTATAATCTTCGACGTCTCTTGTTCTTCCTTGTACGTCAACTCGTCTGAAATCAATTGCGTGAGCACCACCCCGCACCCGTCGCACACGAGTTCGCTCGTGTCGTGGCAGTGGATGACGTTGCTCTCGTCCCCGCACGCGTCGCACGCGTCCACGCGACGGCTTTCGGTCTTTCTCGCTAAGGGTTGGTTTTCCACTTCTATGAGGTAGTCGGTGTACAAGCTTCCGCGCGCCAGACCCGCGGTCTCTTTGACGTTGAACACGTTGTCCGTCGTCGACGACGCGTGTCGCTCTTCTTCGGCGTATTCGTTCATGTACGGCATGCACTTGATGATGTATTGGCTCATCTCTTGTTCGTACACCGATTTCTTCGCCGGGTCGTCGCGTATCAAAGTGTTCCACTCATCAATTTTATTATTGAAGCGACTTAAAAAATTGCCCTCCATAAATATGTAAATGTCTAATTTTTTAACTAACGTTATCATTTGGGCATATGGCGCGTACAAGCGGGTCTTCGGCATCCGCAACTACGACGTGTCTCGCATCTTCTTGGAGTACTACATCGACCCTCGACGTAAGTACGAAATCTGCGACAAGTTCTGGGCGGGTGAAGAAAAGTATTGGGAAGAAGAGTGTGAGTTTTACATCGACGTGACTCGCAGCGCTTTCCGCGAGACTGAAATCCCACAGAACATCTCGAAGACCGTCTGTCGCGTGCATTACTGGTACAACGACCAGATGTACAAACACTGCACGTACGACCTCGACTTCCAATGGCCACCGGCACCCACCACTGGCGTGCATTTCTCCATCCCAATCAGTTCCGCCGTGTTGGTGGACGAGGACGACAAACCCGTCAGGGACGTCACGAAAAAAATCAAACGCTACGCCGGCCCTCGCGGTGATTTCCACGGCGAATCCGTGCGCATCGCGGACCTGCTTTATTACGACCTCGACACGTTGAAAAGGGAGTATCCAAAACTTCAAATTACAAACGCCTTCGGGGCGAAGACCACGGTGTCTACCGTCGATGGCTACACCATGGATTTAGTGGCCAAGTAAAACTTCAACTGGCCCAAGTTAGCCACGTTATATTGTAATATCAAGAACTGACTTTCTTGCAACAATTGCACCGACGCACACATCCCCGTCGCTTTCGTGAAAATGTTCAAGTACTTGAGCGAAAACACGCCCGATATGGATTCTGAGACGTCTTCGACGGTTTCGATGATGGTCTCTTGGTTGGCGAAATCACCCTCGCACGTGAGTGTCATCAGATTCTTGTGTCGCGCGATGGCCATGTCTGAGCCTATGTTGGCCATGTCTCGACATATTCTTTGAAAGTCCACGCTTTGCATGGTGGTCATGCACGCGCACTTGAGTTTGGGGACTTCTATTCTGTGTTCGTCGATGTCCAAGAGTTTGAGTTGAAACTTTGACTTTGTCTTCTTGGCTTCGCTCAGGATTTCGATGTTCATGAACTCCTTGGACGTGATGGAGATGGTCAGGATGTCGTTGTTCGTGATACTCTTCAAGAGTTTGAACGTGTTGGCGATGTTGATACCGGCGATGACTCCGCCTTCCTCGGGGCACTCGTATTCCTCGAAGTTGTCCGCGGAGAGTTGAAGGTCGACGAGACTCGTGCGCGCGGTGTCCAAGGTCACGATGGACACCCCTGCAGATGTGAAATAGACGTTGACATCGTTGAGGATTTCTTTAAGTACCTCACAGACCGATTTCACAGCGGTGGATTGTATAGTCACCAGACGCATCTTTGATTTGTATCACAAACGCGCTAATTCTTTATTTGGTTGAAGGCGTCGCTCACGCTTCGGTTAATCTTCGCTTCGAGTTCCGGCGTCATCGCCGGTTGAAGGGTGGAGCCGTAGTTGTCGAGTTCAAACGCGCCACCGCCGTTCCTGGACACGTCGTCGTCTTCCAGGGACGTCATCGAACACGAGGACGCGCCGATGTCGTCGAACGACACGTCTTCGTTCGGGAGCAGGGACATGAGCCACGCTTTGATTTCCGACCCCACCAGGATTTTCCCATTCTTCGTGAGCATGGTGGGCACGCGCGTGATTTTCTTTCGGTATTCAGGAGGAATCCCCTGACGATTGACGTCGTGATAGCGCACGAGTTGTTTCAACTGCGGGCGTGCCCCGATGAAATCGATGAGCTCTCTGCTGTGTTGACACTTCTCACTGAATATCAGCAAAGACATCTTCTAACTACTTTACAGAAGATTATTTTCTCTAAAAATATTAACGCAACCATGCTGTTTACGCTGATCATTTTGGCCGTGGCCATCATGATGTATTATTACAACAGCAGACCGGAGAAATATACCCTCGACGACCCGAAGTACGACACGACGTCGTACACCGAGGCCGAGGCCGTGGTGGACCACGACCTCATGGAAAAGTTGGTGCTCGCGACGAACGAGGAAATCATCAGACGCGCGGACGACTGTTCGTACATCATCGAAACCACGGCTATCGAGCGTTTCGTGAAAGATGGAAGCCCTGACGTGTACAAGTGCATGTTCATGTGCGTTCGCGCCAAGGGTTTCGCCTACGGGTTCTCCGTGGTGTCCACGCTCTCCGTGCGAGGCGACGACGTCAGGGTGCTGTCCTTGCGCACGCAACCGATGTACGTGGACCCCCCGTCGGACGTGCGCCCGTACGTGCAGGACGTGGCCAAGGAGTTCTTGGACTTTGAACTCGTCAAGGAGAAGGCGACGCCCACGGTGGGTGAGTTAGATGCGGCGAAAGAAAACCTTCGATAAATTTTAGATGCCGATAAACATCAATGAGATTCGTAAGCTCGATTTAAAACGTAAAGACATACGTAAACAGATATACACCCGGATTTACGAACAGTTTGAGCGAAAGATTCGTCAACAGGTGGAGCTCGGGAGGGAAAAGTACTTGTTCCTCCGCGTGCCGTCCTACGTCGTCGGCTACCCGAAGTTCGACCGCGAGGCGGCGGCGCGGTATTTGGTCAGGCAATTCGCGCGCAGTGGGTTCGAGGCGAGACAAGTGGGCGATGTGGACTTGTTCGTGTCGTGGCGCCCGAAGCCGCGAGCCAGGCAAGACAAGAAACCCGCGGCGGTGCAACAGGAGGTCGAACTTCCAGTGGAGTTCCCGACTCTCATGAATTTGAAAAAGGCGGCGAGTGCGTACAAGGCGGGTTAAAATTATTTCAGCCCAATGTAATATGGACGTGCTCGTCGAAGCCAAGAAGGAATACCTCGGTCAACTGTGCATCATCATGGTGCCGGTGATGATCGAGACGTTTGAAAACATGTACAAGGAGGCGGTCACGATGTGCAAGGGGAAGAAGGTGCTCATCCAGTTTCAAAAACTTTTGAAGGAGGTGCCGAACTGGTCCAACGCCATGTCCAAGCAGCACAGCGACAACATCGCCAATCGCTGCGCGTGGTACGCCGACCTCCTCGCCGCGGTGTTCGTGGCGTGCACGAAGATTCTCAGCTCCGTGCGTCTCAACAGCAACGGTCAAAAAATCAGTCTGAAACTTCCCGCGACGGAGGTGTTCATCCAGACGTGCTATAACAACGTCGCCAAAGACCTGTACAAGGACCCGTACGTGTACCACGAGGAACAGAGCGAATACACCAGGGACGAGACCCTGACCGCGCGCATGAGCGCGTGCATCCAGAACACCGTCAAGGAACTCATTCCCGTCCAACAAATCCTTCAGACGTACATGACTTCCCAAGACGCCGACAAGAACATCGAACTCGGGGACGAGGGCGTGGACCTCGAAGACCCGGAAGAGGTGTACGAGGAGCCCATGGCCGAGGAACCGGAACCGGAACCGGAACCGGAACCGGAAGCGGAGCCCATGGCCGAGCCCATGGCCGAGGAGGCTGCACCGGTGCCCACGGGTTTGGAGAACGAATTCAAGACTATTCCTAACGTCGCCGCTCAGGACGATGACGATGAGGACGACGTCCTGTTCGGCGACGCCCCGGACCGTCGACGCTGATATATAAAAAGAAAACCTGTGTCTAAAGTATGGAATTCAGTGATTACCTCCGAGACCCGTTCAGTGCCGCCCTCATCGGCGCAGGCATCACGGCGGGGTACATTCACCTCAAGGCACAGCTCAACAACGAGGGGAAGTTGCAATTGGCGCAGTACACGAAACCCGCGGCGCTCAACGCGATTTTGATTTACTTCATCGTGTCCAATGGTCTCGGACAACGTGAGACCATTTCCACGGACCCTTTTTAGAATCGCTTAAAGATTTTATAATATTATTACACAAAAATGGCTTCTGTTTCGGCGTTCAATGAGATGATGACGAACTTCCTGGGTGAACTGGGAAAGGCGTTCCCCGAGGAGAAAGGGATTAAGAAGTTCGAGACGTCATTCGACCTGCTCCGAAAGAGTAACCCACGAAAGATTGTTGAGACGTACATGGCCGGCATAGGTCCGTACGCCGAACGCATCAGCGCGCGCGACGAAACCCTCCTCGACGAGGACATCGGTTTCTTGAAAGACCTCAACATGAAGGCCAACTGGTCCAGCGCGAGCGACGGCACGCGGAACGCCATCTTCCAGTACTTGCAAACGCTGTACATGCTCGGGGTCACGATCACGAGCATCCCCGCGGACACGTTAAAAGCCATCGAGGGGTTGGCGCACGACGCGGCGTCGAAGATGCAGACCGAAGGGGGTGGCATCGACCAGAGAGCGTTGATGAACATGTTAGGTGGTCTGTTGAAAAAATAAACCTTTTGTTATATTAAATGAAACCCTGGTTTGAAGATTTCAAAGAGCTCATTCGTTCCGACGCGGTTTTAAAATTTTGGCCCACGAACGACCAGTCCCCAGCCGAACGCGTGAATGCGACGTCTCGATTCATCATCTACGCCACGTGCGTCATCTACCTGATTCGCCGCGACCCGCGCATTTTCGTTCTCGGCGCCACCGTCCTCGGTGTCCTCGTCGTGATGTACCGCTCGAACATGGTGAAGACTGGAAACAGCCCGTACCCAGAGGGGTGTCAGATGCCCACGAAGGACAACCCGATGGCGAACGTGCTCATGACCGATTACACCGACAGCCCCGCACGCCCGTCGGCGTGCGCGTTCGGCAGTGTGAAGTATCCAGCCAACGGTGCGCTCTATGACAGTGGTCGTTCACGCACGACGCACCCGGAGTACCGTCGTCGCGCCGCGGACCGCCAGTTCGTGACCATGCCGGTCACTGAAATCCCAGGAGACCAGACGGCGTACGCGGAGTGGCTGTACGGTCCGAAGTTAGGCGCGATGTGCAAGTCCGGGGACACGTTCGCGTGCGACCCCAACGCGCGCGGGGTACAGCTCGAGGCGTTCGCTGGAATTGATTCCGACGGAGACCGACGACGATAATTAAAAAATCTCCACTTACATTAATAATGGCTTACCAGCTTCAACCCGGTCTCACTATCGTCGACAACAAGGGGGCCCTCCCGGCGCGACGCGCCACGGACGACGTGTTCGTGTACCCTCAGCCGAGTACCTTGAACACGGTGTACGAGGGGCGACCGAACACCATGCTCTACGGCACCGCCCCACTCATGGCGGGCAAGGGGTCGCCGGCGGAGTACATCGACACGTCCGACCAGTTGCGTCCTCAGAGCACGTCACGTTTCAACAAGCCTTTGGTGCGCACGTACGAACGAAATCTGCACCCTTTGAACGACATGACGTGCAAATTGCCGGTGCGTACCATGAATTTCGAACCGAGCAGCACCCGCGCGGATGCTCAAAACGAATTGTTCCAGCAGCGATACGGAAGCAAGAAATAAAAAATATTAGTAATCAGTAAGAATGGCAGACCCCATTTCAATCGCAGCCGTCGCCGCTTTGGTGTACGCGGGAAAGGTGTTGAGCTCACCGACGCCGACGCCGACGCCGACGCCGACACCGACGCCGACGCTCGTGGCAGAGCAGACCTCATCGCCGCGAGTCGTGGACGAGGATTTCACGCCATACAACGAGGGTAAAGTTGAAGTGCCGAGTTTCGGAGACATCGCACCGCAGCGAAGGACGTCAGGCGGCGAAATCCTTGATATGCGCAACCGACTCTACGACCAGGGCACGATGAATAATCTTTCGCCGATCGAAAAGCAGTTGGTCGGTCCGGGCCTGGGTTTAGCCCCCGAAGTCCCCGCGGCCGGTGGTTTCCACCAGCAATACCGAGTCATGCCGACGAACGTGGGTGAATACAAACTCACCCAACTTGTGGGACGCACGAATCACGGCGCGGACACGATGGGTGGTCGTCGAGGCGTCGTCGGCGACGTCGCGAAGAACCGCCCCGAACGCACGACGGAACTTTTAGAACGCCTCCCCACCGCGCGCGGTCGGGCCCAAGGCATGAGCGCCATAACCCCGAGACAAGAGCACGAACGCACGAAACGCACGACGAACCGGTCCGAGACCGGGCTTCGCACCGATGGTTTAGAAGTGTCGGCGCCGAAGAGGTTCACGTCGGCGATGACCATCGCCCAAGAACCCACCAGGAACAAGAGCGACCTCACGGGGGCGCAGTTCCATTTCAACGACCGCGCACAGCCGGGCATTCACAGTTTCCACGGCGCGTACGTGAACTCCGCGGCGGTGAAGGCGTCGCAGGCCAGGGACAACAACACGCTCATGGAGTATGGGTTCAGGCCGGAGGATAAGAGAGGCCAGGCGAACCGCATAGGCAATCCGGGGCGCATGAACGTCCGCGAGAGCGCCTTGAAGCAGGGTGGCAGGCTCACCAGCGTGCGTTCGGACACCACGCGCGTGGACGGTCGCGTGAACCCGGTGGCCGGTGGATGGATGCAGCAATACAAGAACGCGGATTACCACAAATTGAACGCGTACAAGGGTCAAGAGAACCCGTACGCCACGGCCGAGAGTTTGAACACCACGAAGCGCCAGTTGGCCAATAACCCGTTCACTCAGAACTTTTGCTAAAA